GGTAACGCGACACCCCGATCAACTTCTAGCGACAGATTTTTTTTATAATGGTTCTAATCTATGAAAGATGATTTCACAGTCCCCTTAAATACCATCGCAAAAATTCTCGACATCACGCCGCGTCGAGTGAATATCCTTGTGAATGATGGTGTTTTGCCGAAACTGGAACGCGGCAGATATGCGCTTGCGCCAGTTGTGAAGGCATACATTCAGTATTTAAGAAAGCGAACCGTCAACAATGATGTCGGTGCTGATGATTACGCAACACACCGCGCACGACTGACATCTGCGAAAGCTGACATGGCAGAGATGGAGCGCGAACAAATGAAGAGCAATCTTATCCCTGCGGACGATGTGGCAGATGCTTGGGATACAATGGTCAGCAACATGCGTGCGAAACTTCTAAGCATACCGACCAAATCAGCCACGCAAACTTTCGCGGCTGAAAATGTGACAGAGGCGAAGACAATATTGAAGGATGCAGTCAATGGCGCGCTCCAAGAACTCGCGGCAATCCAAGTTAAAACCGTTAACCCTGTCAGGGCAAGCGTTGACGAGGATAGCCCAGAAGACGCTCAAAAATCTGGCACCACCGCCAGAACTAAAGATAAGTGATTGGGCTGATGAGTTTCGGAGACTGTCGCCGGAAGCGTCAGCCGAAGCTGGTCAGTGGTCAACCGATAGGGCTGAATATCAACGCGGCATAATGGATGCCATCAGCGATGAAAAGATTGAGAACATCGTTGTCATGTCGTGCGCTCAAGTTGGCAAGACTGAAATTCTGTTGAACCTGATTGGTTATCACATCGACCAAAATCCAGCACCGATGCTGGTCGTTCAACCCACGCTAGACCTTGCGGCAACATTTTCGCGTGACCGGCTGTCTCCAATGTTGCGTGACACAAAGTGTCTATCCAGCAAAGTCAAAGACCCGCGTTCAAGAGACAGTGGCAATACGCTTTACACCAAACAATTTGATGGCGGTCATATCACGTTGGTCGGCTCCAACTCTGCATCCGGTCTGGCATCGCGTCCCATCCGGCTTGTGTTGTTTGATGAGGTTGACCGATACCAAGTCACAACGGAAGGCGATGCGATTGATTTGGCAAAGAAGCGTGCGGCAACATTCTGGAACCGCAAGTTCGTGATGGTCAGCACGCCGACAAATCGCGGGTCAAGTCGCATCGAAGCGGCGTTTGAAAATTCAGACAAACGCGAATATCATGTGCCGTGTGCAGACTGTGGTGAGCATCAGGTCATGCGGTGGGCGAATGTACATTGGGAAGCGGGCAAGCCAGAGACAGCCGTTTATCATTGTGAACACTGCGGCACGTTGTGGGATGACGCGGCACGTTATCGTGCCATCAAACGGGGTGAATGGAGAGCCACCAATCCATTCGTCGGAACGGCGGGTTTCCGACTTTCTGGCTTATGCAGTCCGTGGACACCGTTGGAAAGTGCGGTGCGCGATTTTCTGCAAGCGAAAAAACTGCCAGAGACTTTGCGTGTCTGGGTAAACACCTATCTTGGCGAAACGTGGGAAGACGAAGGCGAAAGAGTTGACGACTTTGACATCGCCAATCACCGCGAACCGTATGGCGAAAAACTGCCGAATGAAGTTGTCTTTCTGACAGCCGGTGTTGACGTACAAGATGACCGGCTTGAAATGGAGATTGTCGGCTGGGGGCGTGACGAGGAAAGTTGGTCAATCGAATATCGTACCCTTTACGGCGATCCATCCGCAAGCAATGTTTGGTCTGACCTTGATAGCTATCTGACTTTGGAATGGGAACGCGAGGATGGCAGACAGCTAGGCATCAAAGCAACAGCGATTGACAGTGGCGGTCATCATACGCAGAGCGTTTACAAGTTCTGCAAGCCGCGTATTGGTCGCCGCATATTTGCCATCAAAGGTGTGGGCGGCGAGGGCAAGCCAATGGTCGGCAAGCCATCGACAAACAACAATCTTAAATGCAAGCTGTTTATGATTGGCGTTGATACTATCAAGGAAGTTGTCTATTCACGTTTGAAGATTAAGGATGAGGGCGCGGGATATTGTCACTTCCCTGAAGATTATACAGACGAGTATTTCAAACAACTGACAGCCGAAAAAGTGGTCAAGAAATACATACGCGGTTTCCATCGCCGCGAGTGGGTGAAGGTGCGCCCAAGGAACGAAGCACTTGACTGTCGCGTTGTCAATTATCAATGTCAATGTTAATATTATTGCGCAGAAGTCGGCAAAGGCTCCTGTTCAGGATGACGAAACTGCCAGCAGACCTAAACGGCGACAGGTCAGAACGCGACAAAAAAGCGGGTTCGTGCAGGGATGGCGTTAGGAGTTTGACCCGTGGCTAATCTATTTGACAGCGCAAACGCACCGGATGGAGTGCCTGATGAGGTGTTCATAGGCGACTTCATACAATTCAAAATTACTGAGTTTTCTGACGACTACCCAAATTCCGCGCACCAAATGAAACTGATTGCGCGTATCAGTACAGGGGCAAACACTGAAATAACGCTGACTGCAAGCGCGTCAGACGACGACTACCTGTTTTCTGTAGCGTCATCGTCTAGCGCAAGTTTTACGGCTGGCAGTTACCACTATCAGCTAGAAATCAGACGCAACTCCGATGGCAACCGC